CGGTTTCGCCACGGGCGTCCTCCATCAGGTTTCGAAGGGGGTGGATCAGGGCGTCGACGCCGGCCAGGAGCAATCCCAGGGCGGCCACGAGCGGGAACAGGGCGCGGTTGCGCAGGCGGTACCAGGTGCGGCGCTTCATGCGGCCTCTCCGTTCATCAGGGCGCGGCCCGCGTCGTGGGCCAGGACCATCACCGTGGCGGCGGCGATCTTCGCGGCCTCCGTCTCCGGCATGGGGATGCGTTGGTTGCTCAACTGGATTTCGGCCAGGGCCAGGGCCTCGGCGATGGTCACGGCGCGTGTCATCAGGAGCTGCGCCTTGCCCTCCGTGCCGATGGTCACGCAGATGCGCCGCCGGCCGGCCGTGTCCTCGATCACGTTCACCGTCGTGCCGTCGCGCAGCTTCCAAGCGCCGAGGACCGCGCCCAATTCCCGCACCGGGCCGCGGGGCCAGGTGACGGCGCGCAGCGTGTTGGTGTGGCCGCTCACAGCGCGCCTCCGCGCCGGTAGGCGTTGAGGTCCGCGACGCCGGCCGGCAGGATGCGGCACGCCGGCCGCGCGGCCGGAGGAACCGGCAGGGCTTCCAGGGCGGCGACGCCCATGCCGGCCGCCCGCAGGCGTTCGGAAATCAGCCCCAGGGCCGTCGGCCCGGCGCCGCCGAGGCGGGCGAGTTCGTCGACGGCCTCGGCCAGGTTGTTCAGATCATCGCTCCACATGGTTCGGTCCTTTCGCGACGCTGCTGTGGGGGCATGCCCGGACCCGGCCGGCGCCGTTGCAGTTCTGCCAAAGCTCGATGCGCTGGCGGTTGCTGGTGACCAGCGGCGCATCCTGATGGCCCAGGCATTCGTTGACGGGGATCGTGCCGAGCACCGGGCACTGGACGGTGTCGCCCATGAAGGCGCCGCGCACGGCGCGTTCGACGCGGGCCATGTCGCCCGGATACTTGTTGCGGAAGATGGACGACAGGACGCCGGCGGAATAACCGACAGTCTTTCCCACGGCGCCCATTGAGGACCCCGGGCGGTCGCATTCCTGCGCCAGGGTTTCCACCCAATCCGGCAGGTCGCGCCCCCAGGCGGCGTGGGCGTTGCGCAGGGCCACGGGTTCCTTCCGGGTCCCCGGCAGCGGGCCGCGGCGTCCCTTTCGTTCAGTCGGTTTCATGGATACCCCCTTCCGGCTCCATCACTTTTTTCAGGTTGGGGTCGAACACCAGCTTGGTCCGCTGGACCATGGGCGCCAGGGGGCCGGTATTCATGGAGGGCTTGAGCCGCCAGGTTGACGGGCGCGGGCCGCTTCCCTCGACAACGCAGGCCAGGTAACCGTGCCGTTGCAGGCGGGCGATGTACGTCTTCGCCGTTTCCACCGAGACGCTCACCGTCTCGGTCCGCGCGGCGACGGCCAGGTCGCGGACGGAGAACTCGCCCAGCATCTTCATGGCCCGCCACATATGATCCTGGCCCAGGCCTTGGGTGCTTTCGGTGCCGTCGCGGCGCAGCGACGGGGCGACGGGTCCGGCGTCCCGGTCCAGGCGGTACAGCTTGGACCCGGTCACGGTGGTTTCGCCGGTTTCCTTCACGTATCCGGCGCGGGCCAGACGCTTGAGGTAGTCGCGCACCGTGTCCTTCCGCGCGTTGGAGGCCATATCGACCTCGCGCAAGGTGAAGGTGTCCTGCCTGCGGGCTAAATCCCGGATGATCTCCCAATAGCCCTGCTGTCCGCGCGGCACGCGGACGGTGATCTTCGCCATCACGTCGACGGGGATGCGCGCCATCAGACGGCCCTCGCCTTCGGGGCCAGGCCGGAGAACAGGGCGCGGTCGCCCCAGATTTCGCGGCCGACCTTCTTCAGGCCCTCGGTGCGCGCGAACTCGCGCACCCGCTCAAGGTTCACGCAGATGCGCCGCACCCGGCGTTCGCTGGTCTTCAGGATCAGGTCGAGAAGATCGTCCTCGACCGTCAGGTCGGGGCAGTAGAACCCGGCCAGCACGCGGGCGTCGTGGGCGTCCGCCGGTTCGGCCGCCACCCAATCCAACATGCGGTTGTGGAAGCGTTCGGACTTGCCGGCGATGGTCAGCGGCAGCAGTTCCTCGCCGATCAGGATGATGGGCGCGTTCGACTTGTCGTGGATCTCGCGCACTGTCTCCATGTAGCCGCGCCGCACCACGTGGTCGAACTCGTCGATGATGAGGGGCGCCGTGCTGGTGATCAGGGTCTCGATGATGCGGTCCACCATGTCGGCGACGGTCCCCCGGGTATCGCCGCCCAGTTCGGTCAGCAGGGCGCGGCAGAACTTGGCCTTGGTCCAGCTTTCGCCGACCTCGACGTAGCGGGCGCGCGTCTTGTTGGCGCCGTAGGTCGCCGCCACCGTCTTGCCGTAGCCGGAGAACCCGGTGAAGCTGGCCATGCGGGGCAGGTGGCGGGGCGCGTTGGCGACGCGCTCGATCAGTTCGGCGAACAGCGCCACGTTGGTCAGCGGCGCGATGGTGCCGTTGGTCTCCATGGGTTTACGGGTCATGAACGGTCTCCTCTCGTGGTGCGGCCCGCCTTTGCCCCGGCGGCCCGGTTGAACTCGGTCAGGCGATGACGCGCAAGGCGCCCCCGCGCAGGTCGTCGTGGATGCCCTTCTGCGCGCGGTATTCGGGGGTCTGCTGGTAGCCGCGCAGCCAGTCCCAATCCGCGTCGGGCACGGGGGCGCCCCGGGAGATGGCGGCCTCGATCTTCAAAGCCCGTTCGAAGCGGTTTCGACGGTCGCTGGAAGTGGTCGATTGGGCCGGCGCGGACGCGCGCATTTCGGCGGCCAGGGCCTCGCGCCGGGCGCGCAGGGCGTCCGATAGGGGCGCCGCCGGCGGGCCGCGGCGGTCCAGCACCCGCGCCGCGTCGGCCGCGGCGTCCAGCGCCGGGGTCGCGTGGGCGACGGCCGGGGCCGGGATGGCGACCACGACCTCGGCCGCCTCGGCGGCGTTGCCGAGCAGGCGCTTCGCCACGTCGCCGTCGCGGTAGGCGGCGCGCGCGGCGCGGCTCAGCTCGCGCTTGCCTTCGGCCACGATCTGGCGTTGCAGCCTCTTGGCCTGCACGGCCACGGCGGCGCGGTCGGCGCCCAGCAGTTCGGCGTTGCGGGCGACGCAGACGAAGCGGCCGTCGCCCTCGGCCGCGTAGACCAGGACCTGGCCCATGTCGGCGGGATCGAGCCGCACCTGCACCCGCGCGCCCGCGTAGGCCACGAGCTCCGGCGCGATGAAGTGATCGCCGCCGACCTTGACGCCGCGCTTGGTGACGCGGCGCATGCCGTCGCCGCCCGGGGCCTCGGCCAGCAGCACGTCCAGGGCGCGTTCGTCGGCGATGCGGGAAACTGGGCCGCGCCAGGTGGCGGCCTTCTCGAACGGGCTGACGCCCTTCAGGCCGCCATGGGGCCGGCGGCCGTAGACGGTGTCGCACCACAGGTCGAGGCGCGCCTGAAGCTCCTCGGCCGTGAGCGCGATCTCGATGGGCCGCAGCTGGGGCCGCTTCTTCTCCATGCGCTCGGCGAAGGACCTGCGGTTCTCGATCTCCTTGCGCTGCGCCACGTTGTGGCCGATGAAGCCCGGCATGATCTCGGCCAACTGATGCAGCATGGTGCCGATGACGCGCTCCACATGGGGCTTGCCTTCCGGCGTGTAGGGCGGGCAGAGCCGTTGCCCGATGCCCAGGCTGACCAGGCCGCGGACGAACGCCTTGCTCTTGTAGTCGGACCCGTTGTCCGTCTTGACCAGGGCGGGCACGCCCCAATCCAGGATGCAGACCCGCAACAGCAACAGGATCGCCGTGGCGCAGCTCGTCGGCGCGACGAGGAACTTCGTGCGCCGCGACCACACGTCGATGCAGCCGACGATGGCGTAGCGCCGGCCGTTCGGGCACAGCACCTCCGCGCACAGGCCGTCGTAGCGCGTGCTGTCCAGCTCCCACACCTGGTTGGGGCCCGTCACGCCGGCGCTGGCGCTGCCGAAGGCGGCGCCGAACTTGGAGCGGAAGGCATCGGGATCGCGGTGGGCCAGGAACACCGCCTCGTTGTCTTCCTTCCACTGCCTCACGAAGCGCCGGATGACGTGGACGCTGGGCACGTCCTCGTCCGTGCCGTCGAGCCAGTTCTCGACCAGCATGTGGATCTGCGCCGCGTTGGCATGGGGGATTTGCGCCAGCGTGCCGACGATGTAATCGCGCAGCGCCGGGGTCCGGTCGATGGCCCCGGTGCCCCGGCGGTGCCGCCCGCGGCGGTCCGCCAGGGCGTCGTAGCTCTTGCCGTCCACGTGATTGCGCCAGTTGTCGAGGGTGCGCGGGCTGACGCCCGGGACGATCTCCCGCACCCAGGGTTCCACCGGAACCTCGCCCGCCCCGTAGGCGCGGCAGAACGCTTCCTTGCCCGCCCTGACGCCGTAGCCGCCGCCGGCGATGAACGCGCCGGCCGCCGCCAGGACGGCCAGCCGCGCGGCCGCCTTGCGGTCCCCGCCCTTGGGGACCGGCGGCAGCAGCGCGGGCCTGTTGGCGCTGGCGGCGGATGGCGATGCCGGCGACGCCGTGAGCGCCGCCACCTGGGCCAGGCCGAGCGCCGCGCGGGTTTCCTCGGGAAGGCTTGAAACGTGATACTCGCGGCCGCCGCCCCGGCCCTGGCGCGGGCGCGACAGCCAGGCTTCACTCTTGGCCAGGTCATTCACTTTGTTGCGCGTGCCGGGCACCCCTGGCAGCCCCGCAAGTTCAAGCGCCGAGAGCCATTCAGCCACGGCCGGCCTCCGTAAGCAGGGCCTTCAGCGCGGCGGGCCCGACCGAGTTCTTCAATTGGCGCATGCGGTGCTCCAGCTTTTCCTTCTGCATTTCCAGGGCGCCCACTTCGGCCAGGGCCGCCTGTTCGCCCATCAGCACCTTGCAGCCCACGAAGCCGGCGAGATGGTCGAGCAGCCAATAGGCCGCGGTGGCCCTGACGAAGGCCGGCAGGTATTCGGCGGGAAACCGCCAGCCGTCCCGCGACGGGGCGGTCCAGCTGTCCAGTTGCGACTTGGTGATCTCGCCCTCGCCGGCGTCGCCGAACACCAGGGCCGTCATTTCGGCGGCGATGAAGATGCGGTCCTTGCCGCTTTGCCGGATGGCGAGCCTGAGGGAATTGCGCAGCCGGGAGGAAATGTCGAGCGAGCCCGGGAGGGGTTCCGCCGTCTTGGGGATTTCGAAGAACCGGTCCAGGGTCAGCTGGTTCGGATGCGTCTTCCGCTTGCTCCGCGCGCGCGCCATGGAGATCACGCCCTCCCTGCCGCGGTGCCGGCGGGAACGGCGGCGCCCCGGGGGGTGCCGGGGGCACGCCCCCGTCCAAATTTGAACGGGGACACCCTGTGGCCCCGGGGCCTTTTCGCCCCGATGACGCCGCCGCCGCTTTCCCCTACCATCCGAACGGGACAACCGATGGAGGGGCGTGTGATCGACGAAGTATTGGACCGCTGGCTGATGCGGGAAATTGGCGCGCCGACCAGGGACGCCGCGCCAAAATCCTTGGATTGGTGGGCCGCCGTGGAAGCCGTGTGGCCCTTGGGCGATTTGTTCTCGCCCCGCCTTGAAATTATTCGGAGCATCAAGTACCGCGCCCGTTCGGAGCCTGCCGCCGACAAGGCCCTTGAGGACTTCGCCTTCGGCGTGGGTGAATGCTGGGAGAGCACGCCGTCCGGCGCGTGGCGCGTCCTGCTAGAGCGGCACCAGCAGTTCATCCAGCTCGCATTGGCGAACAAGGCGGCGGGGCTGTGGCTCATGGCTCCAGCCCTCCTGCCGCGTGATCGCTTATTACCTTTTCTAGCGCTCGCCTTCCTTCGGGGAATGACGCTCCCGTTTCCAGTAGCCGACCGGTCTCGGTTCGAACCGCCTCCAGAAATGCCTGATCCGCCGCCGACGCGACACTGAACGCGCGTACATGAAAGTCGCGCCAGGTCTGCTCCCGCGGGGGCGTTGCGATCACCGCCGGCATTCGTCACCTTCAGGATCTTCGAGAGCGCCGGCGACCAGCTTGAGCCACTCGTCGGCGCGGCCGAAGGACATCGCGCCGCCGATGATCAGCAACACCGTAACCTGACCCGGTGTCAGGCCGAGATCGGCGAATCTTGCCGCGAAGTGCTCCATGAACACATCGCGCGGGAGCGGCGTGCTCCAATCGAGGTTGGACGATTTGTCGACGCGCGGATGGCCCCCCATGTCTATGCAACCTTCCGTTTTTGAACATTGCCGGAGGGAATGCCTGTGGTAGCCTTGTGCCGCTTCAGCCATTCGGGCGGGCTCACGGCGATCCCGTCGGCCGTGTAGCGCGACGGCCAGATGTCCTGGGGCGCCCGCTTCAGGGCCGCGGCGATGATCCCCTCGGCCCGTGCGTTGGGCATGTACTTGACCTTGGTGAACAGGGAGTTGTCGACGCCATGGGCCCGTGCGAGCCTTTGCAGGTTGGTCCCCGCCTCTTCCAGGGCCGCCTTGACCAGGGGCCAGGACAGATCGTCCTGGGGGCCGGGCGGCGGCGCTGAAAAACAGGCGCAAGACAACGTCATTCGGCTTTTGCGGGTGGCGTCGTAGTTTGCTTGGTTAGGAACGGAGGCGACATGGAATCTGAGGACGGCATCTTCGCCCGGCTGCGTGAGGTGTTGGATAATGGCAGCATGAGGAAAAACGATGGCGGTGGAGTGTTCCAAATATTCTCAGGCCGCGCCAAGGTTGCTGAAGAAAACCACGGTATCATCAACATCACCATCAACCACGGCCAGGTGGTACAGCGCCTGACCTATCGGCAGCGACATCAAATCCGCCGCCTGGTTTCCCATGTCGTCAAGGCCGCGGCCAAGGCCGGAGCGCCGGTGACGTTCCCGCAGGCCTACCGCCGCCTCCATGATGAATTCGGCGTGGATCGCTATGACGATATTCCGGCGGCAAGCTACCGGCAGGCGCGCGCCTTCCTGCTTGG